CGCGAGCTTCAGCGGCTTGGTGCGCTCCAGGGGTCGCCAGCCATGCAGGGCGCCGATCGCACTCCAGGCCAGCACGCCGGCCTGAAGGCGCGCCGGGGCGCCCGTGGCCAGCTCGGCGCGGTTGTGGGTGGCGATCACCACTGCCCAGCGCTGGGCGAGCCGCAGCCCGAGACTGGAGCCGGCCTTGGGTTCAGCCGGTGCGCCATCCAGATGCATGACGAACACTGCCGGCAGCCGCCGCGCGCGTTGCTCCAGGTCGCGCAGATCCTCCAGATAGGGCGCGGCGAGCACCTGCACGCCGGGCGGCAGCGTCTCGGTCAGACGCGCGATCAGGGGTGATTCGAGGGCAAAGAGGTTGCCGGGTGCGCTCATCGGTAATCGGCCAGGGTGTCACGGGTGAAGAGCCGCGCCGGGGCGTCGACGGAGGTGGCCGGCGTGCCGGCCGTGCCGCTCGGACTCTGGCCGAGGGTCTCGCGCCCATCGGCCACGCGCGTGAGGAAGGCGTCGGCCTCGCGATAGCGGCGGATGACGGGGTGCTCGTCGGCGAGCGCGGTGTCGCCATAGAGCCGGTAGCGGGCCAGATCCAGCCGGTAGGCGCGCAGGAGCGCGGCCTCCTCGGTGCTGAGCGCGCGCCCGGCGGCGAGCCGGTCGACGCGGGCGTTGGCCGCATCGCACGCCTGTTGCAGCGTGGCGAGCGCCAGATAGGCCGGCGTGTGGTCGTCGGCGTCCCATTCGCCGCTGATGTCCTCGCCGCGAATGACGGCGGCCAGGAGGTCCGGGTCGAGTGTGGGCCGGCCCTCGGGTGTGGCGCGCTCGGCCAGTTCGCGGGCGCCACGGTCGGCGAGCAGGTCGATGGGGGTGATGGTCATGGCGCGGCCTCGCCCGGCCAGCCGGTTTGGATCACAGCCTCGTCCGGGATCAGCGATGACCGGATCACCTCGGCCAGCTCGGCCTCGCGGTCGAAACAGCTCTGAACATGCGCCAACACGGCCAGCGCCATGGACCGGACCTGTTCATTGGTCAGCAGTCGCGAGCGACCGTCGGCGAACTTCCAGGCCGCCGCCTCGGCGCGCAGCCCCTGGATCGCCGCCTGATAGGCCGCGATCAGGTTGGCGCGACTTTCGCGATCCGTCGCCACGGGCCAGCCATTCCAGACGATACCGCCCGTCTCGACGGCATAGCGATGCGCGGCCAACTGCCCGAGCAGGAACTGATGACGCGACGACGCCGCGACGATCTCCGGCGCCAGGACAGCCGACTCGGGCGTCAGACCATCGACCACTGGCGGCTCGCCCTCACCGGCGACATAGATCCAACCGTCGAGCACGGCGATTTCAGTCCAGCCATCCGCCCCGACATGACGACGGGCACCATCCGGGCCTGGCGTCACGGCATGGGGATAGCGATACAGATCAGCAGACATGGACAGCACCCTCAATGGATTGCCGCACCGACGGCGGCAGATGGAGTAACAGCGCCGGGCGCTCGGACATCAGGCGCTGGGCCAGATGGCCGAAGCTGGCCGTGTGCCGAGCGTTACCGAGAATCGAGATCAGGCTCGGGCAGTCGCCGCGCTGAAGCGATCGACTGAAGCGCGCGAGGCTGTGCTTGCGCAGATAGCGGCGCGAGCGCCAGGTCCGGAAGCCGACGAAATTCACGCCGCGAGAAACGGGCGCGATCGTGAAGCGCGACAGCGCCAGATGCAGATGCGCGTCGAGCCAGTCGACAACCGCGACGCGTAGCGCCAGCGCTTGATCGCGTTGCAGGTCGAAGAAGATCGCATCGTCGACATAACGCACGTAATGCCGGATGCCGACCTCGCGCTTAACCCAGTGATCGAAAGGGTCGAGATAGACCAGCGCGAACAACTGGCTGAGCAGGCTCCCGATCGGGATACCGAGCGGACTGTCTTGCCAGGCAAAGCGCATCATCAGCTCGACCAGACGCCGATCCTTGATCGTGCGCTCGACGAGATGGCGCAAGATCAGCCGGTCGATCGAGTAGTAGAAGCGCCGAATGTCGATCTGGAGCGTGTAGCTGTCTGGGCGCGAGGCGCGTAGGAATCGCTGGGCCTGGTCGCTGGCGCGATGCGTGCCCTTGCCGACCCGGCAGCCGTAGCTGTCGTGGATGAACCCGCGATCGAAGATCGGATAGACCTGGGCATAGATGGCGTGCTGGACGATGGTGTCCCGGAACGTCGGCGCCGTGATCAGACGCGGCTTGGGTTCGCGCACCATGAATTGCACGGACGGGCCGGGCCTGTAGTCATCGGCCAGCAATCGCTCGCGCAGCCGGTGCAGATTGGCTCCGAGGTCGCACTCGAACTCCAGCACCGCGCCGCGCTTGCGCTTGCCGCGCCGGGCACGCACATAGGCCGCGTGCAGCGCCTCTGGCGTAAAGCAGGCTTCGTACAGATGGCCGAAGCGTTTAGGCATACGCGGACGGTCTCCAATGGATACTGGAACGCGCCGCCTGGCGGATTTCGCCGATGCAGCAGGATGAGAAGCTCCCTATGTCTCCAGTCTGTCCATGTGGACTGTCAGGACGCGGAAAAATAGTCGGACGCGCGGAAGCCGACGTAGCTGTAGGCGTACGCGCGGTGGCCGTTCCAGCTGCGCGCAAACACGCCGGCGTAGGAGCCGTGGCTCCAATGGGCGCCGACGAGCGGGAACAGAGCAGCATGTCAAGCCCTCACCCCATCCGTCGCCCGGAGGTGACGAATCCAGCCGCCGATCATCGCTCCCAGCTCATTGACCAGGATCGAGAGGGCGGTATAGCGACGCAGCGCCTCGGCATCGGAATGCCCGCGCGTGCCGCTTTTGAATGCGAAATACCCCAGCTCGAAGGCCAGGTTGAGCAACATGCGCAGTTGCTCGTGCTGGACGTCGAGCCGGGTCAAGCTGGTTTTGTTGTGATAGCGTTTCTGGCATTCGACCAGGAGCGCGTAGACCCCATAGGCGGCCTGGCGGATCTCCTGGCAGAGCGCATACTTCTCGTGGCGCGGGAAATGATTCAGATGCACGTTCATCAGATGAATCATCTCGCGTGCCTTGTAGAAGATCGCGGCTTGTGGGTCGGCGCGGCTCATGCGTCGCTATCGCTCCGCAGACAGGTCACAGTCCATAGGCGGACGCGCGGAAGCCGACGCCGGCGTTGGCGTTCGTGCGGTGGTTGAGCCAGTGGCGCGCAAACACGCCGGCGCCGGAGCCGTTGCTCCAATGGGCGCCGACGAGCGGGAACAGGTTGGCGCGGTTGTAGCGGTAATTGCCATCCTGGCCGAACAAGTTGGTTCCGTTCGTACTTTCCCCGGTTGCCGCTGGAACGCCGCAACAGGTGCGCAGATACTCCGAGCCGGACAGCGCCCCTGAGAACACCGGCTCCGAGCCATTTCCAAAACGCATCGTGGCTGTTGACGCCCCCCAGGGCAGAAAATCAGCGTAGTAGTCGTAGAGCGTCTCGATCGTTGCGGCTGACTGACAGGCGTCCGTCGCCCCGTTCCAGCCAGCCGTGAGACTGGCCAGCGCGACGGAATCTTTCAGCACCCAGGCATGGCCGTCGGCGCGCTGCGTGGAATCCGTCGCGCTCGATCCCGGCGCCGTCAGGCCCAGTGCCACCTCCCACATCAGGCCGTTGAGATCGGCGATGCCGCACGGCTGGCCGTTGTGGGCTGTTTTGGCAAACGGGGCGGCCGATCCGGTCCGCCCCTTTGCCGCCGCTCCAGCGTCACCCGCTGTGACGTACAGCACGTCGGCGTCGTTGGCGTCGCGCAGGGCATTGTTGTTGCACCCCTTGGGAAAGCTCGTGGTCCCGGTCGCGTCATACCAAGCGCAATGCGTGGCGCTCGCCGCCGCCTGAGCGTGGCACAGCGACAGGCGCGCGAGTGCGTCATAGATGAAAATCGACGTGGCGTTCCAGCCGCCGGCGCCGCGCGCCCGCGAGAGCGTAACGGCGTCATGCAGTTGGCCGACGCAGCCTGGCATCGTCTGTGAGCGCGTGTAGGTTGACGATGTCGTCAACGAAATTGGCACGCCGTCTTTGACCGATACGGCGAGCTGGCCAGTGACATCGGGGCTGGCGAGATATTTGTCGACGAAGAAGCCGCGCTTGAGCTGCCCGCCGTCCGTGAACGCGCGATGGAGCATGTACCCAGCGGCATTGGCCGCCGCCTCGTCGGCAAACGCAGATTCCGGCAGGCAGTCGTGCGCGTTGGCCCCATAGGTCGCATAGCGCGGCGAGCTGGCCGAGCCGATCCGCAGCCAGAACGCCGGCACCCAGCAGACGACCGAGCCGTTGGCGTGGACATAGTTGCCGTAGTTGTCATGTCCCGGCTGGTCGTGACCTGTCATCGGCGACAGACCCAACGCAGACGGGTCGCCCGGATAGACTCCGACTCCAAAGTCGGCCTGCCCAGCAACTCCGATGTCGTTGCTTGGCTCACAGCCGAACACGCAAATCGACCCCAGGTAAATTCGGCCCTTTGTCGTTGCCATGGCGTTAATCCGTGATCACATACAGCGTGGAGGCGTCAGGAGCGGGGACGGCGT